AGGCTCGCCGTCTCCGTCGTTGCCAAGGGCCAATATAGAAGTGTCCAACATTCGCAATCTCGCATAGACCTCAAGATAATTTTTCTCAGTTATCTCATCCATACCAATCGCCATCATATAGCTTCCTATCCAGTACTGAAGGCCGTTGAGATTTTCTCGGCCCTCTTTATCCGTCTCGCGGATATTTCCAAAGTCTACAGTAAAGCTCATATTACACCCCCCATAGAATATCTTGAGTTCGCAGCTGAAACGCTTGCAGATCCTCACCTTCCAAACTATCGACTGTTACTTGGTCGATCACTTTGCCTTGCGACACATTCCACATATGGCAAGAATGAGTGCCGTTAGGGTTGGACCAAAAGCTACGGCGAACGCCGTTCACTTCCAACTCGTCGCCTTGGATCATTTGATCCTTAACGATATGACGATATTTTTTATCAGAACCCACTCGTCTTGAGGGTTCGAAAAGTTGGTTTAATTTATCCATTACTTTCTCCAATTTACAGGCTCGCAAAAGTGTCCGCCTTGGTAGAATTATCTCAAATAAGAGACAAATTGTAAAATCTAATTAGCTGCGGATCTATCGCAAGCGGCGGTCTTATATTAGGGGGATCTGCGGCCAGTTGGTTTGGGCCAGCGGCGGCCAGTAAAAAAAAATTATTTATATATGTATATATATGTATGCCTTACCCTATATAGCCTAGCATTTTTTAGCAAAACCCGAACCCGAACCCGAAAGCCAAGCCCGAACCCGAACCGCCTTAGAGGGGCAAGGCTAAGCCCAAGCCCGAACCCGAACAAATACAAGGGGAAACCCGAAACTTTTAAAAGGGAAAGCCGAGCAACAAGGGAAATGCTATTTTTTAATCTATATATACCCGCCTATAGAATAGGCATATATGGGGGCGTTGACGCTAAGTACAAAAAAGGGGTCAAAAATGACCCCTTTAAACTATTGGAGATAGTTTATTAATCTAAGTAAAAACAACCTTTATCTTCTAGCCAGTACCCCCCGTTCGGCTCTCCATGTTCTACAACTTCTTTTTTTAAGCATTTCTCCATTTTTATATGCTTAACCTTTTCATGCTCATAATGAGATAAATTTAAAGCTTTCATCACTTCTTGCAATGATTGATCGCCGTAGCCATATTGAAAAGGAAAAACATATGTAATGTCTTTTTCTATATCTTCGACTCTAGCTGACCAGTAGCTATTACCATTTACTTTATCGAACCATTCTTTAGCGATACATATATAAAGCGGTTTACCTCTGTAGTATGGATCGCTAATTTTTACCGATACAAGGCTATCTTCTTTTGTTGAATGTACTATTGGCTTACTCACTTTCCACCCCCTCTAAATTAAAGTCATTAAATTTAACATCATCAACAAATAACAATTTATCTTTCCACCCTTTAACAGTTAGCCTAATAAATTTTCTATTCGGTAAATAATTCTCAAAGCCTTTTTTACCTTTAAATCTTTTAGGCATATCAGAACAATGAATAACTATGTCTACTGTATCGGAATCAGAATTTTGATAATCAGAATTATTTTTAATTGCTTTATCGTGTTCAATAGTTATATGAGTGGCGTTATAAATTTTTATCTCGTCGCCGAAATAACCATTTAAATTTATATCTTTAAGACTCATGCTGAACCCCCAGTAGATAATTCTTCAGTAATGCTGTTAATGATTTCTTGAAGTCTATCTTTCCAGTCTGGAGAAATTAAAGCTAATGCTAATTTTTGTTCAACTTGACTTCTTAAAACATAAGTTTGCGTATCCCAATTTATCATAGCGTTTTCTCTATTGTGCCTATAATTAGAATATTGAAGTCTGAAATAATCTTCGTTGCAGTCAACATTAAATTCTTCAATCAAGACATCCATTTCACTTGTAGCTGTAGCCATTTTATTTTCTAAGGCTCTAATATCTGCCATTATTAAATTAATAGAATTAAGTTTTTTTTCTATCTCTTTATAACTTTTTGATTTTTCTGCTTTAACTTGTGAAGCATTTGCCATTTTGGTTAAATCAGATAATATCTCATTTGTTATGGCGTCTTGCTCAAATTTTCGTAATTGATTACTACTCATTACTTCACCCCCTCTAAAATTTTATCCATTCTTTGCAGATCACTTAAAGACAATTTATTAATAGCGTCTGTATTAACTAAGCTGCCGTCTTGCCAAGCGTTTAAATTGTTTCTATCGGCTAATTCATTTCTTGCAAATTTTAATAATTCGCTATCGTTTCCAATTCGCTCATTAACAAAGTTTTGCAAAGTTTCATTATTCATTTCAAGCACTTTTGATTTGGCTTGATCTAAAGTCATACTATTATCCATTTTTATTTTCCTGTAAATGCCCTATCGGGTAAGTTCATTATACATATATTTTCTACAAATAGTAGACAATAATTAATTATTTCTATACTATTAATAAATAACAAATTTATTACCAGTATGGAGACTGCAATAAAAATGAAATCATTACTTAAAACAATCTTAGACGAATGCGAAAAAAATAAACTCATGTACCGAGCGAATGCTTACGATCTCTGGAACAATGGGTGTGAAGATATGATTGAGCCTTGGGGGTATGACTTCAAAGCTCTAGCCGAAACTATGCAGGCTTTCGAGTTAGACGAACGCCTTGGTAATATCCAAATTATTCCCGAAAGCAAAGTTAAGACTCATGCTGAACTTATAAAAGAAATTAGATTCAATGCTTTGGAAAATTGTTTCTCAGAGTATGAGGAACATTTTAAAAAATGTAGTGAAGATGATCTTATCCAAGAGTTTCCCGACGAATACTACTCTGGACATATGTGGATTATGTGGACAAATTACGGGGGCAACGAACACCTCGATTGTTTTACCGATTGGACAACAAGTCTGGACAAATACTTTGATGTAAACAAATTAACCAACGATTGGGAAGATGAGTACAACAAATTCAGATTGGGATTGATATGAAAGAGGTACTTATGAATAAAGAAATAGATATCGGCGACCTATGTGTCCATTGTAGACAAGACACCTCGTTTGGAAGTGGTAGGTTTGTTAACAGATACCCAGTCTTTGGATTGGAAAATCTGGATACAGGACAAGAAGAAAATGGCTATGGTTGTGCTGAATGTGAAGAAAAGTTTTATGCAGATAACCCGATAGAGGAGAACGAAGATGATTAATTATCAAAGCAAAGAATGGAATAACTTATGCAGTCCTATTTTTAAGTCTAATGATGAATGGTGTGAAATCAATAATTATTATGATGATGTTTGGAATTGGTCTGTAGCTGATGATCTTGCAAAAAAAATTATAGAAAACAATTTAGTTATAGATAAAGATTGTATTGAATTTATTTTTGAAAAGTTTGATACAGGCGTGCAAGATTTGACTGGTGGTTATTACGATAAGTTCAAAAAATATTTAAAGGAGAACGAAGATGAAAGTTAAAGAACTAATAAGCGAACTACAATACGCAATAGATGAGTTAGGCTTTGATCCAGAATCTCATATTCAAATAGATGTGTTTGATTCTGATGAAGACTTAATGACTTACTGGGATATTGAACTAGACGATACTGCAATATCAGAACCTAAGTGTCTTTGTATAAATGTTTTTGAGGAGACCGAAGATGAATAGAGAAGAATTTTATGAATGGTTAGACGATTGTAAATGTAATTATGTTTATGAGAAAGATGATTATGGTTTAATTAATATTACTTTCTTTCCTACAGAGATAGAGGAGAACAAAGATGAGACTTAATATTTCTGGTACAGAATATGAATTATCAGATAATCATTTTGATAAATTTAATAAAAAGTTTAACCATATATCTGATGAACAAATTGAATATGAATTTAAAACTTTTGGTTGGGAAGTAGAGGAGAACGAAGATGACAGTTAAAACCGACGATAGATATTGGGATTGCGAATGTGAAACTAACTACATACATCTTAAAACAAATACCTTGTCTTGCTCTGTATGTGGAATGACTGAAGATGAATCCCCAGATTCAAGACCGAATGAAATTAAACTCTATTACAAGTATGATGAGGACTAATCCTCGTCCTCGTCTTTTGCTTCCTCTGGTATAGGTCTAGCTTTGCTCGGTTTCTTAATTTCTTCTTCCCCGACGATTTCCCCGACTTCTATTTCCCCCGATCCCGACAGATCTGCAATCTCAATCCCCGACTTATGTTCTATAGCCTTCTTCCCGAGTAGATCCGCTAAGCGTCTTTCTACCTCATCCCGACTCATTTGATCTACCTTCCCATGCAATACTTCCCGACGATCGACAATAAGGCCCCCGACTTTCAAAAGTAAGTTCTGCGCGTTAATCGCCGCTGTAAAATTACCTGCACTCCAGGCATCATCTCTAAGCTTATATAAATCCTCAACTGCGCCCTCATGCGTAAGCTCAAATTTCTTTTTCGCTTCCGCCATCAATCTTTCATATTCTCTATAAACGTGCTGATACTTTCCGTTGGGCCCCATGTACCGACTAACAACCTTTGGATTCTTAAAGCCTGCTTTCTTTGCAGCTTCCGCAAAAGTCAGCGTAGGATCGTTGACTGCATTCCAGACTAACAAACGCTGACGCTTGGTTAGATTCTTCTCGTTATGATTCATATACTCAACTGGCATATCTTCTGCATCTGCAAGTGTAGGCTCAACCTTCACTTTCTGTCTGATCCTCGATTCGTCCTTGCTCATCTCTCACCTTATAGCTAATTAGCGTTCCGTTAAAATACCTAACTAATTCTACTACATCTGGTCTTTCTAGCAAAACAATGATTTCTAGCGGTAAAACCTCTCGACATTTCTTAACTAATTTATACATATCTTCTCCTACTTTTGTCAGAGCTCTTGACAAAACTCTGACAAAACTATCAGTACCTCTCTAAGCCCTACTAATATAATAAATAATAATATATATGTTTTTATATATATACCTTATTTATTAGTTTTGTCATACTTTTTCTTACCCCCCCTTATATTTTACAATTATGAGGGGAATATAAGGGTTATTTAAGGGGTGTCCTGACAATATGACAAAACGCCTAAAGTGCATTTTTATCACGTTTCTAGCTGTCAGAGACTTCTGACACTCTGACAAAACTAAGCCAAATCGCGCGTGATTCGACCCAAAAGGGGGTACTTTTGTCAGAAAAACGTGACAAAACTATTCGGGGTCGTCTGAAAGAAAATCTGGGGTAAAAACGATTTCTTTTTC